GAACCCCGCCGCATCCATTAACTCGTATGCATCTTGCAGAGTAACCGCCCTGGCGCCGGTATGACTGTCCCGTCTGGCAGCTTCCATGCCGGCGCGTAACAGAGCTGCTACTTCTGTAACGCCGGTCTTGTTCTCCTGGAATCCATTCGAGATGGCTATGATGGATTTCCCGCATTGACTTTCAGCTTCAGCGAGGGCGCGGTTTGTGAATAACACCCTGACTTCTTTTCCGTCGTCAGTTAATATGACTTTTTCACTTCGTGCGCCCATTAGCTACCTACCACGGTCCATTCACCGTCGATCGTTAATGAAATCGAAATGGTTGCCTTATCCTGATCAGGACCTTCACCGGATATGGAGGTGATCAACGCCAGTGCGGTTTCGATCGTCACGTTATCTTCCTCTCGTGCCACCAGAATCTTCGTCCCATTCCGGTTTGCAGCGACCAGCTTTTGGTAGGCTGCATCGGTGGGAACATACAAAGCATCGAGCGTCATGGTTGCACCATACCGCCCGGCGTCCACGCGTTTCGCACGCGATGTTTTCGAAGACATGTCGATTTCTTCCGTTGTTTCCTCCCACGACACATTCGTTTGGGATCCAACAGCTTCATAACTTGGTACCTGCGTTGTTCCAGTGTTCACCAGCAATAAAATATCACTTCCGTTCATACTGACCTCCGTCTATAACTCTTCTGCTGTCACCTGCAAAGTGACAACTCTTCCATATGCATCACTTTCATCCGCGCTTATGGGTCCTGTACAATTTGACCTTTCCCACAAATGGTCATCGATCAACAGCGGTTGGCGGTGCAGAAGATACCGCACCCGCTCCGCTATCATATTCACTAAAGCTGCGCTTCCATCCGCTTGGGTATAACAGCGGACATCAATCCATATCTCTCTCCCTCTGCTTAATTTTGAATCCCGTGGAATATTGCTCGGGATAGTTGAAGCCACAATGTAAGGCAGCACAGCATCCCCAGGCACTGGATCAGTCGTGAAGATCGCTGGTTTGCCCTCATACGTTCCGAGCAAATTCTTCAGCGTGTTATCGATTACCAACTTCTCGTACACTGCTTTTGCAAGGTTCATCGCTCACCTAACAAACGAACGATATCCCGACCGTTATTGAAAACAGCCGGTCTCAGGTAAGGATGTGCCTCTGCGGTCGAGCTTCCCAGTTCGATATAAAGCCCGTGGTATTTCTGTCCATCCTTGCCAATTTTCATTCCTACCCTGATCACGATCTCATTCTTGCCTTCCGACACCGTATTGGTCAGAATGTACCGTGAAAGATAATTCCGGTAATTAATATCTCTCTTCGTGTCGGGATCCTTGATCGCATTCAACCGCTTGCGTGCATCCGTTTCCACAAACTTCCCGGCATCTTCCGCATGGCTTAACATGATCTTCCGTGCCATATTCTTTACATTCTCAGGTGTCCATTTTGTGATCATGCATGAACCTCTTTTTGAATTTCCATGCAGTCGATTTCAAAATGATGACCTGCCATCGACGGGTTTCGAATACCCAGAACCTCGAAGTTTCTCGGTCCGAAACTGATTTGATCGCCTCTCTCCACATCGACGCTTGCCTCTGTATACAGCACATGGCTGATCTGTCTTCCTTCTGCGTTAGCGCTTACTTTTTCACTCCCTGAAGCCGGTCGTATCCTTCCTTCAATGGTCCCGATTGCTGAGTATCCGATCGTATGACCGCCTTGATTGTCTGCCGTTCTGGTTCGCCTGTTCACAGTGAAGACACAGTTCAATAATGATTTGAACATTACTGTAGACTCCAATGTCTGTATCGGTTCAAAATATCTTTTTCGCTCAGCAGTAACAGCCTTGCGGCTGATACGCCCATCACGCCTTCACCAACACCGCCACCTGCTTCTGAAACAAAACTGGCTGAATAATCTCCCAACGTTTGAGATGCGATCCCCATCACTCCGTCCTGCTCTTTCGAGCGAAGGCTGGCTTGATAAACCCGTGCAGCCGCTCTTACGCACACCCCGGTAATGTCTTCCGGGATGGTGGCATACCCGTGGGTATAAGTGATCTGTAGTTTTTGAATGCCTTCAGTCCAGTTCCGCCCCAGCCTGTGCAGGATCCCGTACTGCCCAAGAATGTAATCTTCATTGGCAGTCAATAAAATGCCGTCCTCGATGACAGATTTTACCGAAACCACAGGAAGCTCCGGCAGAAATATCTTCGTTCGAGTGCCATGCAAAACATCGATGATCAACGTATCATCGACAACCTGTGCAATGTGCTGGTGGCAGTAATTGCGGATGGATTCTGTTGCCTCATCGATTGCCCTCTGGCAGGTGGCAATTTCATCCGCCGCAGTGATTGCCAGCATCAATAACGACCGCACATCATCTAAGGTGCAGAAACCCATGCTACACCATTGCTTCCCGCCAGGCTTTTATAGCTGCTTTGGCTTTACTGTTCAGGTAGGAAACATCCTCCGCGTGAAGAAGGTCATCGAATGTTTGGATTCCATGCTCGTACAAAGCTTTGCAGGTTGCTTCTCCAATCCCCTCGATTTCCGTGAAATCATCCTTTTCCTTCTCTTCCTGCTGAAGGTTTTCTTCCTGTTGGGGTGCAGCCTCTTTGGTCGATGGCTCGGGAGAGCGCATCTTATTCATTACCGGTGGCTTCTCTTTCTGTAACAAACCTCTTGCCGCTGCATCATGCTGGTACATTTTTACGTACCTGCCAGGGCTGATTTCCACCTTTACCAGAGGACCTCTATTTGAATAATCGTATTTTTTCATTTGTTCCTGCCTTTCAAGACACCTGCATAATGCTTTTTCGCTTTATCCTCATCTCCTTCGTAGACCTTTGCAAACCTGCCAGGTGCGATTTCCACCTTTACCAGCTTGCGCGTTTCCCTCGGAAGACTGTGCGTAAATCGGTGATGTTTGGCTTCGATTCGAGCCTGCCCACCGCCAAACCAGTGATGGAGCAGAAAGCTGTCACTATCCGAATAACAATTCCATGTATGGGGTAGTGTCAGGAACATGCAGTCTGATCGGATAAGCGCCCGTAATAAAGCTACCTGCTCATCCCACCCCTTGTATTTCTGCCACTCCTCGCTCCACAACTTGAAAAGGTTTTCTGTCCGTTCGTTCTTCTTCCAGAAAATCATCCCGCTGTTATGGTAAAGAATGTGTTTGGTTCCCAACCACGTCGAAGTGCCAACACATTCCTTTTGACCTGCGATACCCTCTACAAGGCTGCGCGTTTGTGTTTCTGCCAGCGCCAGATCCCAGCGATCCAGCAGCTCGAACCCATCCTTTGGGGTTTGTTTGAAATAGGTATCAGCATCAACATAGAGAGTCCTGTCAAATGGGCTGATCCCAGCCAGGAGGGGTTTGATTCTACCCGCCATGAACTTGTATCCCTGTGGACCCTCTTGATTGAATGGATCGATAGTGATCAACTGGAATTGCACTTTCGACCCTTCAAAATGCGCTTGTGCTGTCTCATCACCAACCACCATGACTGGCATATTCTTGTCATGGTGCCAGAGGCTTCTCATGCTGTTCTCTGCCTGGCTGATCGCATTCTCTCCCCAGGTCATATACATCACACCATCCGTCATTGCACCCTCCGAAATGCGATCGTGAAATCGGTCATTCCATGAATCTGCCAGGTAACGTGCGTGATATCGAAAATGCTCAGCCACCATTCCGTAACGGCTTGTGCCACACCGGAAATGTGCGGAGTGAACATATCATGAAACGCCATCACCCCGTTCACCATGATTTTTGGGCTCCAATCCGCAATATCCTGCTTGACATGCTCGTAATCATGGGCGCCATCAATGAATAAGAACCCGATCTCTTCTTCGAACACATCCGCTGCCGCATGGCTTTCCATTTCCAGCAGCTCCGGCGCTTTCAGCCCAACCGATTCCAGATTCTTCCGCCACGTTCCTGCTGATGTCGGTTTACTGTTAGCGGTTGGATAAAATGGATCGATACTGGTAACCTTGGCTTTATAGACTTCTGCCGCTTGCACCAGCACACTGGTTGATCTACCATGCAGGCAGCCGATTTCAACGATCCTGCCTGTTTTTCTGCGTGCCATTGTGTAAATAAATTGCGCTTCACCTGCCCGGATTTGCCCTGGCACCTTCATTGCCTTCTTTACCGCTTTTTTTGCTTCTTCTTCGATGCTCATTTCGGTGCTCCTTCTCGGCTTGCCCGCCGGTGCGCGTGGTAGATAAATTGAGCCTGGCTCTTCTGATGCGTGTTCCACGGAGCACGCATCGGAGCGATTCTCACCGGATGCTTGTACATCGCACGGAAGAGAGCGGGCTGATCCTGCCTTCCCCAGCGTGTCCACTCCTGGTTCCATGCCTGG